CACCAAGCTAAACCTGATTACATTGATTTAGATGGTGATGGTAATACTAGTGAGCCTATGAAAAAAGCAGCTAAAGAAAAAGGAGGGTCACCTGCTAAGAATGTAACTTGCGGCGGTAAAAAATATAAGAAATAATGGGAAAATCAGGAACAACTAAATATCCTAAGATGTTTAATTTACCTTCTCCGTTTAATATGGAAAGCAAAAGATTAAATAAACTTAAGAAAAAAGGTGATAAAGTAGCTGCAAAACATTCTAAAGAGTTTGACAAAATGGATATGGGTCAGGAATACAACGAGAAAAAAGAAGCTAGATTAAGTAAAAAAAGTGACAGAATACAAAAAAGGATAAATAGATTATCTAAATAAATAAATACAAATTAACAAATTAACAAACTAAAAATTAAAAACATGGCAAAATTTATTTCTATCAACGTAGTTGATAACACAAACAGTGGTGTTGCAGGAGCTTCTCAATTTGGAGAAGGCGAACACCTAATCAATGTAGACAAAATTATTGAAGTCACACAAACAGACGTAAGTACTTTAACAGTATTATTAGATTCACCAGTAGGTGCTGCTGATATTGTAACATTAGTTGCTTCAATAAAAGACTCAGGAGCTGCTGTAGGAGCTGGTAACATTCCAGTAACTCCAGCTGGAGCACCTTTAAAAGATGCATTAAACTATTCACTTACTGCTAACCCAGGAGGTGTTAAGTCTAAATGTATTTTAGGATTTGATCAAGCTACTCCTAAAAACAGAATGTACTGGAGATCATTCGTACAAGCGTAATGAAAAGAGGCTTAGGTGATAAAATAGAATCTTTCACTAAAGCAACTGGTATTAAGAAAGTTGTTGATGCAGTGTCACAGGGTTTAAACATACCCTGTGGCTGCCAACAGCGTAAAGAACAACTTAATAAAATGTTTCCTGGAAAATAATGGCATTTAAACTCAATAACCCTCCATATTCTTATGATAGCACACCTATTTACAATGTAAGTATGGAAGAAGGTGTATTAGGTAAAGCCAATAATAATGGAACCATTATAATAAATAAAGATATTAAAGATCCTAAACAGATAGAAGACGTTATAAATCATGAAGCTATACACATCGATCAAATGAAAAGAGGTGATTTAGACTATGATGACAGCGCTGTTTACTGGAAGGGTAAGACATATTCAAGATCAAAAATGCAAGAAGGAGCTAAAAATCTTCCTTGGGAAAAAGAAGCTTATGCCAAATCCTAAGAAAAAATTTAAAGATACTAAAGTAGGAAAATTTCTACTAGGTAAATCAGGTATTATAAATGTAATAGGAGATATATTGCCTGACCAAGGCGCATTAGGTATGGTTAAAAATCTTATAGATAAAGATCCAGACTTACCACCACAAGACAAAGAAACAGCTCTTAAATTACTAGAGCAAGACACTATAGAATTACAGGAAATATCTAAACGCTGGGAAAGCGATATGAAATCGGATTCATGGCTCTCAAAAAACACAAGGCCAATGACATTGATATTCTTAACAATATCACTTGTAATTTTTATTCTATTAGACGGGTTTGATATATCATTTGGTATAGACACCGGTTGGATAGACCTTTTAAAGTCACTACTTATAACCGTTTATGTTGCCTATTTCGGTTCACGTGGTGCAGAAAAATTTAAATCAATAGGCAATAAATAATTAAATTTAATAAAATGAGTGAAGTAAAATCAATGATTACCAAAGACCAATTAGAAAAGATTCAAGGCTTTCAAAAAGAACTTAATAAGATCTTAAATGAAGTTGGTTTCTTAGAAGCCCAAAAATCCGCAGTATTAGGAAAGTTCCATGAAGAAAACAAAAAGACTGAAGACTTCAAAAAAGAACTAGAAAAAGAATATGGCTCTATCAATATTAATTTAGAAGATGGAACATACGAACCTATTGAAAAAGAAGAAGATAAGAAATAATGTCTTCAATTATTAGAAAGATAAGTATTGGTTCTGACTACAAAACTGATGCTATGCACTACTCGATAGGGCAGTCAGTATATGGTGGTCATACTATATCACATATACTTTCTGATAAAGAAGATAATTCTTATAATATTTTTATCAAAAAACGAGACGAGGTATTGCCATGGAAAAAGTTTAATTCTAACATGGCAATCTCCGTTGAGTACGATTTAGAATATTAGTGAAAAGCTTATTTGATTTTATCGTTGAGCCTGTTGGCCAGCGATATTCTAATAATGTAAAAGTAGGTGACAAAAGCCTTATAATTAACACAAAGATAGAAAGTTTTAAATCTGTTAATAATATTGCTAAAGTTATTGCTGTTCCCAAAGCTTTTAAAACACCTATTAAAAAAGGTGACTTAATTATGATACATCATAACGTCTTTAGAAGATTTTATGATATGAAAGGTAGGGAAAAAAACAGTAAGTCTTATTTTAAAGATAATATGTATTTTGTTCAACTTGATCAGGTTTATTTATATAAACCTAAAAACAAATGGTTAGCTCTTGGAGATAGATGTTTTTTAGCTCCTATTAAAGATTTTAACGAAGTAGATACAGGTTTAGAACAAAGACTTATTGGTATAGTCAAATATGGAAATAGCTCGTTAGAAGCGCTAGGAATCAACGAAGAAGATTTAGTTGGTTTTAAACCTTTTGGAGAGTTTGAGTTTATTGTCGATGGCAAAAGACTTTATTGTATGAAATCTAATGATATTGTAATTAAATATGAACGTCAAGGAAACGAAACAGAACATAATCCTCGCTGGGCACAAAGCAGTTGAGGAATTAATAAAAGTGGCTAAAGAAGCTATTGTAGATTCTGATGACGATATATCTGCTGATAGATTAAAAAATGCTGCTGCAACTAAGAAGCTAGCTATATTTGATGCTTTTGAAATACTAAATCGTATTAAAGAAGAGGAAGATATGTTAAACGAAAAACCAAAAGAAGAGATTACAACTAAAGCTTTTGGTGGATTTGCAGAAAGAAGATCTAAGTAATGTATAAACAAACGTTATACAAAGTAATTGATCACATAAAACCACATGTAATAAAAAGATTAAACAAATCTAAAAAGTGGGATTATGGTTATAATAAAGAACACGATGTTATTGTTATATCTAAAACAGGTCAGATAGGTGAAGTATATGAAATACAAAATTTAAAAATAGCATTACCAAAGGAAAAAGATGTTAATAAAGATTTTGATACATGGCAAGTCCATGAATATCCTAAGGCATTAAAAAAAATTAAAACAATATTTGACTGGAAACAATACCCAGATGATTTTAAAGAAAAATGGTATGTTTATATTGATAGAGAATTTGCTAGGCGCCACGAGGGTTATTGGTTCACTAATAAAGGTAAAGCTACTTATATTACTGGTACTCATTACATGTACTTGCAGTGGTCCAAGATTGATGTTGGGCAAGCAGATTTTAGAGAAGCAAACAGATTATTCTTTATATTCTGGGAAGCTTGCAAAGCAGATAAACGTTGCTACGGAATGTGTTATCTCAAAAACAGACGGTCTGGTTTTTCATTCATGGCATCTGGCGAAACAGTCAACCTTGCCACTATTTCTAGTGATGCTAGATACGGTGTCTTATCAAAGTCTGGGTCTGATGCAAAGAAAATGTTTACCGATAAAATCGTACCCATTTCCGTCAACTACCCGTTTTTCTTCAAGCCAATTCAAGACGGTATGGATAGGCCAAAAACAGAACTTGCTTACAGAGTTCCAGCTAGCAGATTTACAAGACGTAAAATAGATAGCAACGAACAGTTAGAAGAGTTAGAAGGATTAGATACAACTATTGACTGGAAAAATACAGGAGACAATAGTTATGATGGTGAAAAATTAAAATTACTAGTACACGATGAATCTGGTAAGTGGGAAAAACCTGACAACATATTAAACAACTGGAGGGTTACAAAAACTTGTTTACGATTAGGTTCTAGAATTATAGGTAAATGTATGATGGGATCAACGAGCAATGCTCTTGACAAAGGCGGTAGAAACTATAAAAAAATATATGATGATTCAGACGTTACCAGAAGAAACCGCAATGGGCAGACTAGCTCGGGATTATATAGCTTGTTCATTCCTATGGAATGGAACTACGAAGGATACATTGATTCTTATGGGATACCTGTCTTCGAGACACCCAAAGAAAAAAAGAAAGGACCAGATGGTTTCCCAATTGAAATCGGAGTTATTGAACACTGGGAAAATGAAGTAGATGGTCTTAAGGACGATCCTGATGCACTCAATGAATTATATCGACAGTTTCCTCGTACTGAAAAACATGCGTTCAGAGATGAAACAAAAGCTTCTTTATTTAATTTAACTAAAATTTATGAACAAATAGATTTTAATGAAGATTTAAAACACTCTGCAGTATTAACTCAAGGTAATTTTCAGTGGGAAGGAGGAGTTAAAGATACCAATGTACAGTTTAGTCCAAGCAAACAAGGTAGATTTGTAATATCTTGGTTTCCTGAAACTCACCAACAAAATAGACATATAATAAAAAACGGTGTTAAATACCCTGCTAATGAACACTTAGGTGCTTTTGGTTGTGACAGTTATGATATATCAGGAACTGTAGATGGTAGAGGTTCTAAAGGATCTTTACATGGTTTAACAAAGTTTAGCATGGATAACGCACCTGCTAATTTATTTTTTTTAGAATATATAGCTAGACCACAAACAGCTGATATATTTTTTGAAGATGTGCTTATGGCATTGCATTTTTATGGCATGCCACTTCTTGCAGAAAATAATAAGCCTAGATTATTATATTATTTAAAACGTAGAGGTTATAGACAATACTCTATGAACAGGCCAGATAAAACAATGTATAAATTATCTGTTGCTGAAAAAGAAATAGGTGGTATACCTAATTCAAGCGAAGATGTAAAACAAGCTCATGCTGCTGCAATAGAATCTTATATAAACAGTTTTGTAGGTTATAACAACGAACAGTATGGTACAATGTATTTTCAGCGTACACTAGAAGACTGGGCTGCTTTTGATATAAACAATAGAACAAAACATGATGCATCAATAAGTTCTGGCTTAGCTATAATGGCTTGCAATAAAAATAAATATAGACCGACTGTTGAAATTATTAAAGAAAAAGTGTCTTTAAATTTTAGTAAATACAACAATGATGGCAATAATTCAAAAATTATAATAAATGATTAATACGAGTACTAATAGTTCGTTTCCTAATCAGGTGGTACCTGAGGCAGAAAAGCGAAGCTTGGAATATGGCTTACTTGTTGCACGTGCAATTGAATAT